CTACTTCTTCAATGGTAGACGCTGCTTGTAATTCTTCATAGAACTTACGTTCCAATGGTTTCTTTTCTATCTCTGTCGGTACTCGCTCAACCTCTGGCGGTACGATCTCCTTTTCTTCTTGTCGTACCCTGGGTACACTGGGTTGTTCGGGTGCTGGCTGTTGTATATCTTCGCTGCTGATGTCTTTGCTCTCTTTAGGTTGTATCCCTTCTTCAGTAACGACCTCTTGATCGCTTCGTACTGCGCTGGCATCTTCTATCTCCTGTAAAAAGTCATTTAGATTGTCTAATTCAGGTTTGTAAATTTTTTCAAGGTCTGGTTCTTCTTTTATTAATCCTTCGAGAGTTGATATTTGTTCTTCAAGATATTGCTTTGGATTTTCTTCTAACTTTTTCTTTTCTGCTTCATCTGTAAGACGATCTAATTCAGCTTCTTTGTATTGTTCAAAATTTGATATTTCTATTTTCTCTGGTTTCGCTGGAGTTTCTTTTTCAACCGGTTTTTCGACTTTAATTTCTTGGATATGTCTTGCAATAGACTGTTGAAAATTTTCTCCCTTTGTAATATCTATAATAACTTTCTTAGCAACTTCACTTGCTTCTTTATCATTTAAACCAGTTCCCATTGCTATCTTTTTCACATCGTTACTAACTTTCTTTACGCCAGATGCAGATGATACCAACGTTGTTGCATGTCCAGGAAGCAATAAAGTTGCTAATGGCGCTGCTGATTCCTTACCTGTTTGAGTCAAGCGACCTACCAGTTCATTTATTTCTGTATGTGGAATATCTGTGTCTCTTAAACGATTACTCAATTCCTTTCCAATTTCATCTGATGCTATTTGGACTGCCTCTTGTGCTATCTCCTCACCAGTCTCTTGTAACACCTGACCACCAAATCTTGCTACTAATTTAGTTATCACTTTGGGAAGTGTATTTGCTACAATCGTGCTTGTCTCTTTACCAAGTACTTTTTTGACAATTGGACTTGCAATTTTACCAACTTGAAAAAACTCTATGATAGCATAAGGGATACCTGCAATATGAGCAATGGGTGTTGCTATATCGCGATCAACACCAGATTCCATAAGCGCATCAAACATTGCGCCAGTTCCTTGCTTGTACCATGCCATTCCTGCGCCTGCTGTTTGACCTGCTGTGAAAGCTGCTGGTGCAGTTATGATTTCTTCTGGTATTAATGCTTGCGGTCCCGCCTGTCCAGCCACAATAGCTGCTGCGCCTGCTGCTGTTCCATATTGCAACCCTTGCCTAATTCCCTCTGCCATTGGTCCCGCAATTTCAGCCGTTTGCAATAATGTATTTTCTAAGAAATTTTTGCCCTCAATTGGATTTTCCTGAACAATTCTTTCGTATTCATCCTTTATCGCTTTGACTTCTTCATAAGGTCGCCCTCCCAAAGATGCATCATACATTAATTGATCCATCTCCATTCCTACTGTACCTCTTTGAAATCTTGCTGACATCTTCTCCAAAAAACTCTTTGGTTTTTGCTCAGGAGAAAATTTATATCGAGCTACTCGTAACGATGCCTCGTGAGACAAACCATCTTTTCTAAGTTTAGAATAAGTATCAAATAGCTCAGGTTGTTTTATAGCAATTTCTTCTAACTCAGTCTGAAACTCAGGTACTTCTGTTGTCGCTTGCTTTGCTGTTTCAGGTACAAATGCATAATCTATGTTTTTCAATAACTTATTTACAATTGATTCTCTTGATTCGATAGGACGTACTTCTTCAGTGGTAGGTTGAAGCGGTTTCGCTGGCTGACCAAATAGCTCATCATACGTAAGCTGCTCACCAGAAACTGGTTGCTCTTTTTTCTTGAACAAATCATCATAAGTTACTTGCTTGCCTGAAAATAAGCTACTTATCTGATTTACTATTTCTTCTCGTGGCATATTATTCCCTGTTGAAAATATCTCCACCAAACATGATATTGATATGTTCGGCTGCACGTTTCATGGCTGTTTCTGGTGAATTACCTTCTTTTACTATCTCCATAGCGGTATTTTTAAAAACAAGAGCTTGTTCTTTTGTGAATCCCCTTTTAATCATTTCCTGTGTCATCGCATCAATTGGTTTCTCTGCTTTTTTGAAAAACGATACGACATCTGACATATTAGCTTGAATGCCTTGTCCTCTTAGCTTCTCTACCAAATTAAGAGTTCTAAGCGAATCACTATAAGCTGATACAGTTTTTTTAGCCTGCTGTCTCGCTTGGTATGGATATGCTGGTTTTTCGGTATCGTACTCAACGCCTTCTTCGTCTATTTTGGTGGATTTAACTGTTTTATTTAAAATATTTTGACTTTCTCCTATTTTCTTAAAAAACTCACTCCGTTTCTTTGATATATCTTCTAATCCAACACCAGCTTCTTTTTGTTTCTCTCGTAAGTTTAGTAATTTTGTTTGGTAGTCAATATTAAACTTTGCCTTGCTTCTTGCATCTTGAGCCTGTTGATATGGAGACATTTTTAAACCAAGTTTTATCGAATCGGCTGCCGTGCCTTTACCACCATATACATTCTGGTAAGCAGTTTCCCAATCGGATAGATTTGCTGGTTTTGTGAAACTCGGTACTTGAATCGCTTTGTCAAATAGAGCATCTAATTCCTGTTCTGTTCGTTTTTTCTTTTTTGGCTCATTCATTATAATAGCCCCATAGCTTCAAGATATTGTTCGTATATACCAGCCTTTTTCAATGCATTTTTAATCAGTTCTTTTCTTGTAGCTATTTCTTCCTCTGTTTTAGCATTGAATATCCATTGATTAATATCACCCGCATTTGTTTTAGTAACATCTGGCATTCCACCTTCATCAAGCTTTCTGTTTAGATAATCATAGTATTTACCACGATTATCGACCTCTCCTTCTCTGATACCGAGTTGACGATCTTTTAATCCCATTTCCTCTTTATATTGCTGACCTTTTAATAGTGTCCCTGCAACATTTCCAGCGCCTTCGATAAATCCTGTTACCGTTCCCTGGTCGTAACCTCTTAGTCCCTCTCTATATCTATCCTTTGCCTGAGCGTATTCAGTTTTATACTTTTCTTTAGAGAGTGCATTTGCTTCTTCTATTTCTGATGCCTTTTCTCCGATAGTCCTCATCCTGGTCGTGTCTATTTCTGCAAGTCCTCTCTCACCTGCAATCGAACCCTCAAAGCCCGAACTGATTAATCGTCCTTTATATGCTGTTTTAGCTTGCTGCCCTGCCGTAGCAGTTTCTTTACCAACCCTGCCTAATATACTGCTTGTAACAGAAGGAGAATACATACCAACTTCCGACAAACGTTTCAAACGTCTACCGTAAGCTGTATCTTCAAATGACTTTGGTCTATTGAAAATTCGATAAAGAGTATTTATTCCAGTTCCCACTCCCTGGGCAATAGCCGTTCCTGTAAATGGATCAATTGGCATTGTCTTGATCTCCTGTTATGATAACTTCTGGTGATTCTGTAAATTTATAATTTAATAAATCAAGTTGTAACATAGCTAAGTTCTTTATTGTTTGCATCCTGTCAAGTTTATTGTCCATTTGCCAGCAATAAAATTCAGCGCAACAAACCAATACTTCTCTCAAATCATCTGTCAGTTCCGTTGTAACATAATCTGTCATATCATCTGGAACTTTCATCATGTAAACATCTGCCGTTGCTCCTGTTAATGACAAATCAGTGCTCGTTCTAAAATATAGTTTTCCAGCGTCAACATAAAAGAAAATAGTTCCATCTGGAAGAAAATACGGATTATCGAGTCTTTTTAAATTATCAATATCTATTTCATAAGCCCAATAATCTGTACTGCTGATAGTAACTTTTACACTAAATATTCCCTCTCTACCATTAATGACGCTTTCTGAAAAAGAACTTAAACTGTATTCCTCGCTTGATATATCAATGTCATTTTCTATTAATTGTAAATTTGGTAAATATTCTGGTTTTAAATGATTAACTATTCTTACTTGAGCTTTATTATATGCTTCAAGTTTCATTTCCTCTGTAAAATGTTCATTCTGTGGGTCTTCTAATCTAACTGCCAATTCATCTAATCTAGTTGCAACATCTTCAAGAGTTACCCTGATATATTCGGTTTTTGTTTCTGTGTCCTCCCATTCTTCATCTGTGGTGACTGTTAATGAAACATCGTAAACACCTGGCGAAGAATAGATATGTTCTGGATTTTGTTCGTTTGACGTTTCTCCATCTCCGAAGTCCCATAACCATGTAGCTATATTCCCATTGGATGAATCTGTGAATTGTACCGTTAATGGTGAATATCCTGAACGTGGAGTACCCGAAAATTCTGCTTCTGGATATGAACGTAATATCCAATTCAAATAACCTAAAGGATCACCTGAAAAGCGATAATTATACAGAAACCAATATTTATTAGCTTGCTCTGTTTCAGGTGAATCCCAGTCTTCGTGATTGTATTTCCAAATTTGATAGTTTGATCCTGCTCCGTTCATTCCCAATATCGCATAGATAAAAGTCGTATTTCCGCCTATACAATGTGGTGGTGCTGTACTGAATATGTAATCATTATCAGCATATCCATCCGCATTACCTCCTTCTGTATATTCTCTAAACATAGTGTCCGTTATGTCAGGAACATAAATTCTATTTGTATCTACACTGTAAAAACCGAAATAACCACCAGCATTAGCTGTTGTCCAAAGTTGTGATCCGTCTGATTCGTCATATTTAGTCAGTGAATTAAGTGTTAATACATATACATGATTGTCACTATCACAGAATATGCACTTAGGACTAATCACATCAATTGACCATTCCGCTTCACCTCCATCGATATTGTTTACATCATATTTTGCCAATTTTCCACTTGCATGATCATACATCATGTAAACATAATTACTATCAAACGTGGCAGTAATATAATCTATCTTTCCACCAAGCGGATTACCTGTTTTTAAAGTATAGGTATTTACACTTCCCAAATCCGCGTCAAAAATATAAACCTTGTTACTTGCCGTGCTCGCAATACACCATACTTTTCCATCAGCATCACAAAACATCGGTTTATAATTGCCAGATGGAATATTGTATGTATAAGCAACATTTCTTGTACTGGCTGTGATTCCTAGTAATTGATTCGTATCTGTTCTACATACATAAACTATCCCTGTGGTCGTATCGTATGCGGTATAATATTCGTATGTTTGACCAACACCTATTTCTGTGAATGTTAAATCATCATTTAAATAACATCCATATATAGGTACACCAGAAAGTTTAGTACAATAGAATAGTACAAAATCAGCCATTATTCAACTCTAATTCGTCCCTTTGTTCCTATGTTGTCGGCTGGGGTGTACTTCTTGTTCAGTACTTCGACCTGAGCAAGAGCAGATTCCATAGCCTTAGTCCTGCGATCTATTTGTCCATCCATCGCCCAACAAATAGCCTCTGCAAAAAGAAGCATTATCTCGTGTAATCCAGAATTTATTTCAGGATCGACATCTGTTGTCATAGTTGCTGGTATTGATAGATAGAATATCTGACCATCAGCCGATGCTTTAGTATCGCCACCCCACAAACAATAAATCGTATTGCCATGTATGTAATACAAAAAGTTGGTGAGACTGTCTGCTAAATAAGTATTTTCAGTTCTTTTTATATTTTTCAGATCAACCTGCGTTGCAAAAGTATAAGAACCTGCATCATCAAGGTCAAAAGCAACCGCAATTATTCCTTCACCGCCTTTTAATGCACCATTGCTCGAATCAAGAGAACTTATTGAATAGCTTCCACCAGAAATATCCAGATCAGTTTCAACTGCTTCCAATTCAGTTAAATAAGCACTATGCAAAAAGTGACAACATTGAATTTGTCCTCGATTTAACGCTAATAGTTTTGTAGCTTCCGTGAAGTTGGATTCACTTGCATCTTCTAACCGAATACCAAGTTCATCGACCAGAGCATCGGTTATATCTCCTGCCGCCATAATATATCTCCCTAATCAATTTGAATATTATAAATTTCAGTATCAGTTGTGGATGTTGCTGAATCTGAAATTTCTACTTTAAATGTTTTACAATAATATCTTACTGTTAATCGCTTTTCAATAATGACCGATGATACCGCTAAAGTTTTGGTTACTTTAGCGGTTGAATCATCGTCACAATAAAGTTTTACTGTCAATTGTGTTGCTGATTTATATTTAATAACCACGTGCCGAACAATTGCTTTTCTGTTTCCATTGTCCTTTGCTATGTCCCACACTTTTGTAACTATCTTGCACCCAACCGCTTCTGATTCTGCGATTGAATAAAGTTTGTCATCTGATTCATTAAAAATAATAAGGTTACCATTCTGATCTTCTGCAAATATATCAAATGTCTTTGTCGAATCAATTGTTCTCCATGTATCAGTTGTGATATTATAAGCATAAATCTGTGAAGATGTAAGCCTGAATATTATTTCAGTCTCAATCTTGTCGTAACCGCATGTAATATATGGTTTTTGGCTAATATTATTTAATGCCAAATAAATGTTATTAATTGGTTCACTTATCCTGTTGTGAATAAGTGGAGTCTCATCAACAGCAGCTTGAAAATTAACGTCAAGCTTATAAATACCGTCTGATGCACAAAAGTAAACAACGTGACCTATCTGAATGTATCCTTTCTTTGCTATGCATCCTCTTTTAAAAGTGCTATCCAGCAATTTCCACGTTGTGGGATCGGTTATATCATCGATCAGCATTTTGTGAATTGAATTTTGCTTTAATAATAATACCGATCCGAATGTTGTTGCTATACCAGTTCCCTCTCCACCTGTTAAGTCTGCTATTCTTTTTACGTTTGAAACTGGATTGACATCTGGTTGATTAATTTCTGAATAAGTTAACCAATCATCATGTTCCTTATTTTCTCCACCTGGATCAAGAACCAACCTTCCAAATTGCCAGAGTCTATTCAAATGATAAAGTGCTTGTTCCGCATTAACTTTTATTGATGGTGAATTTAATAATGGATATGCTGTACCTTCCGTGATCTTTGTATCAAAGAAGTAAATATTTATATCTGTTCCATCTTCCTCAAAATAATAAAGACCGTTAGCCATTGTGAGTAATTGCCAGTCCTCTGTTCCAAAGTTAGAAGAAAATGCAGTAGCAACCTTAATAGCTCTTAAATGATTCGTATCGACAACTTTTGTAATATAAGTGGTATCTTTTACAATTAATAACGATCCAGCTAATACCCCTGTTGCATAGCTATTTTCTTCATCCATTATCATTAATTGTTCGCCAGCATAAGCAGCAGTTCCGCTCCATACTTTCTGATAACCGCCGCCAGTTCTAACGTAAATTTCCCAACTAACACCCCAATAATCATCTGACATATCAGATAAAGCGGTATAGATAGTCTGGGTTAAACTGTATGGATCAGTAGGTGCATTTATTCCATACGTATCTCCATCAATGATAATTTGCCAATCATTAAAATTTGGTGTAGGATAACCATGTTCTGTTGCGCTGGCAATGTCTGGTATATAAATTTTTCTTATCCCACAGAGCCCCGATTCACCACTTATTACATCGATATTATCTAAATCACGAATCAAATCTATCGAATGAATTAATTCATAAGAGCCGTCTATTTCATCGATCACATCCTCAATATTTCCTGTCTCACTTCTATAAACTTCAATACTTGTGATTCTTTTTATGAAAGTTAAAGTATCAATAGTCATTACAATTTTAAGATATGTATCATTTGTAAATGTGACCTTAATTTCTTCTGATAATAGACTTAAATTGA